GATCTGTCTGAAAGGTTTTGAACGCTTAGGCCAAGCTTCTCAAAAGCTGCTCTTTGAGGTCCATCGTTTGAGATTGCAGCGGTTCTTGCGTCATTGATTCTAGTAATGGCAGAGGCTACAGCCTCAAATTTAACTCCGTAGAGATTTGCTGCCATTTGAAATTTTTGAACGTCATCAGTTGAAATGTTCAACTGTTCAGCAAGTTCACCGACTCGATCAGCGGCTTCTGCAACTGAATGAGCAAATCCGGTAACAGCAGCAATAGACAACGCACCAGTAAGTCTGCTTGTGACAGCATTCTTAAAACTGTTACCAAACTTTTCACCAACGCTTTGAGCGCGTTTAACGCCCATCTCAAATTGAGTGGAATCAATTCCAAGCTTTACCAACATTGAGAGAATACCCATATCAATTAGATTGTTGGCTCTGCCACACAGCTTCGCTTTGATCGTCCCACAACTGAACTTGCCCCATCATCTCTGCGTGAGCTAGAATCAGCCTTTCTGCGTCACCAAGAGGCATCCTGATCGCGTCGTCTGGTCCAATGCCAATGTTGAGACAACCAACAAGCACTCGCTCGGTCCACGGCATTGCGGGACGCTTTGATTTAGTTCCAGCTTCCATCAGCACCTCGGGAGCGGTTGACTGCTCCTTAAGCCACAACTGGAATTTGTCGGACTCAACCATTAGATTCATGCGCTGAATCCGCTTCGACCACAACCAGAGGAACAGATCCCTCCAGACTGATTTGATTGATCTAATGGACTCCAGAGGAGGCTGTGAGCAAACAAGCACAGCCTCCGCTAGATCATTGGACGTAATCTCTCCACCTAGAACGTAAGGGGATCGCAGTCTTTGCAGCAATATCGCATGACCCACGGTATATGGGACAAGTCGAACCCCAAGCACCACTGGTGCTGGAGGTCCGGTCTCTGCGAGTATCTTTGCAAGTTCTGACACAGATTAGACAGTTAGATCAAAAACAGTAGCGGTTCCAGAGAGAGAAGGATACTTGGTCAAAGTGACGGTAACCATCACCTTACCGCTCGACGTAAATTTAACGCTCCCACCGCCAGAGTAAACGTAATCACCATCGAGGCTAACTCCTCCAACCGTCACGCCGTCAGTAGCAGCAATGGTTGCCGATCCGTTAACAGCAGGGAGACCGGCTGCTAGTTTGGCTTGAGCAAATGAAGCCGCAGACGGAATAAACGTAACGTTAAGACTGATTCGCTCATTAGCAGACACTTGAGCCACAACTTCACCGGCTCCATTTTTAATCTGCTCGACATCGGCCTCATGAGTCGCGTCGTAGCTTTCAATCGTAGTAATCGCTCCAGTGGTAAGAGCAGCTCCCGCTGGAGTCTTTAGGGTTATCGTTCCTTTCGCTCCATAGACTAGAGCGAGTCCTTTTGAGTTTGCCATGTTTGTGGGTTGTTAAATCGTGTTTGCTGCTGCGAAAATTGTCATGGATCGCGAAAAAGTTCTAGCTCTTTCGCTTATGTCATTGATCCCAAAGTCAACTGGAACCGCAAATTGCGCGTTGAAGCCTCCCGAGGGATCAGTGTCTAGTGCGTCTAACTCTGCAATGTTGCCGTCAACGTAGAGGTATTGCAGGAGATTCTCAAAGATTTGGACAATCGCTAGAGCTTGAGCCTCCGAGGTATCGTCTGCGGACAACTGGAGCGTAGCGGTTATGTCTACCTCGCAAGTGCGGTCTAATGGATGAACTGGAACCGCAGTCGATGCGCGGACAACAATGCGCGGAAAGCTCGGCATTTGGTCCTCTAAGTCTGGATCTGCAAACGCACCGTGACCGTAGCTTGTGAGACAAGTTGGAGTGCCAATAGGAGACTCTGACCAGTCTTCAGCGGCCAGCCAGTCAACTAGAGCGCGTTCTGTGCGTAAAGCTGCGGCGTTCATGTGACGGTTATTCCTTTGGATTCAGACCCATCAAAAGCAGCTTGCAGTGCTGCGGCAATGTGGTTCTCAAGCTCACGGGCTTCATCGTTGTAGGCTTGTTGCATTGCTTTGGAGTAGATTCCTTCGACGGTTCCAACCTGATTGTCAGCCAACCCAATGTTCATGCGGACATAACTCGATGGGTTGAATCCAGACTTGGCGTTGTAAGCATAGGCTGAAGAGCCTTTGTGCATCGCAACATTCTCCTGCGGCAAGCCGTATTGATTGGCGAGATTGATTAACGCTTGATTTCCAGCCACTGACTTAACACCGGCAGATCCCTTTTTTGCGCGTCGAGTTCCGCCAAACTGCTGGAAGGATGGTGAAAGCTTTTTGATCGCTTTAGTCACGCATGACTTGAGGTATCCAACAGAACCAGCAGCGCGTCTACGGAGCTTTCCAGCAGCGTTACGCATATCTTGACCGTAGAGACCGGGTTTCCCCTCTTTAGCGTTCTTAGCTTGAGCGATTAAGTGGACCACTCGTAGCTGTCGAGATTTACCCACTCGCTTGCCGGTCTTCTTGTCAAAGCGATCCGCTCCAACTGGTCTGTTGAAGTAGTCCAGAATCTTGTTGCGAGCCGCTTGTGGCGACTTAGGAGGCAACAAGCAATACAACCGCAGCATCAAGAAAAACGTGCGAGCGTTGACCGCATCAGCCAGAGACCGCTTGGTCTTCGGGAGGTACTCCTTCCAAGCAGCGTCAAACCGAGACGTATCAACTGTGACGGTTGGAGTCATTTGGTTTTAGAGCCAAGTTCAAGCGCGTAATAAGCTCCAGATCCATCACGTTTTGCGGACACAATCCGCATCTGGCGACCGTCGTAAGTGAGAAGGCGACCTACCACCGGAATCATCTTCCCGAAAGTCAGAAGCAAGCGATCTGTGTTCTCTTGGAGGAGCAGGCTGCCGCTTTCTTGCAGGAGCCGGTCAGCGTTAGAACCAACATCACAAGACCAGACTGCAGCGTCAACGGTTACCAATGTTGAGTCAGCTAGTCGCCAATCGGAGAACTTGACGAGAACTCGCGCTTGGACGTTGTCTTGAAACCCACCGGAGATAACCGAGTTAGCGTCAGTGATCGCAGCGGGAAGACAGCGCACCAGCACTCCCTGCCAAAGAAACGACGGGTTTCCCATCGCGCTCTGCAGCACAGACATCCCCAACTGGAGACTGGTTGCGATTAGATTCACGAAGTGAAGTAAGTGCCGCTGACAATGAGTCGGGAGGTTGCTTGTAGGTGATCAGCAAGAGTAAATGCGTCTCCATTCTCAAAATGCGAAAGCTCGCAATAGCTAGTGCCATTAATAGCTCTAGCGATCACAGCGGTCTTGGCTTGATTGGTCCCGTTATCAAGCCAGACAGAAAACGCTGCTTCGTACAAAACAGGATCAGGGAGAGTCAATCTAAGGTTGCCGGTAGCACTACCAGTAACGGAATTGATCGTCAGATCAACGGTAAACGTGCTAACAAAACCAATTGAAGTATGTCGAGCAACGTTAGTAGTAAAAGCAAACGTGCGACCACCACCGGAATCTGTCAGTAGAGGAACCCACGCTGTTGGAGAAACCAACGGGAGTGCAGCATACAACTCCGTAAAGTTGTCGTTCGCTTTGATCCAAGACCCGCGCAACGTATCACCGTTGTTGTCGTTTGCGGTTGATCCGACATTGATGACTTGTTGTGACATATCAATCTTTAGGCAATGCGTACCAACCTTCGGGAAGCGTTATCCGGTTGCTAGAGCGAACAGAAACGCCGTCCGCTCCTTTGACCCATACGCGAGCTTTAACGCTCTCAGCAAGCCTCACCGGCTCACCGTGAGGCACCATAACCACGCGAGACCCACAGCCGCAACTAGCGATTAGAGTCAGCAATACGATCCAGCAACTTCTTTTTGAGGTCTGGATCTCGTTTTGCGTCTTCAACGGTGGGCGGTGTTTGAACAAAACCAGTCAGCCACTTGAGCAAAGCGGTAACGATCTGTTCGATGAAATTCACTCGGGCTTTTTGTCAGCGTCTTTGGCAGCGATCAACCCAAAGCCAATGGTCACAGCGGCAATAGTCGCAGCAAGATCCAAATTGGTCGCAGGATCACCATCAAACAATGCTTTGAGCGCACCGCCAACAGCGACAAGGATTGCGCCAACACCGGCAAGAGTAGTTTTCCAGTTCATTTTTTGAAGGTTTTATACAGACCGATTGATGCTGCCACAAAGGCTAAAACAGCGGCTCCAAGTTGGAACCACTGAGTTAGTTGAGGAATAAAAGAAACCGCACCAGCAGCGGCAGCGGTCGCTAGAGAGATCCCAACTCCGCTGCTGTTGTTAGTGTCGGTTTGCATCACTCAGTAGGCTGGACAGCTTCAACCACCGGATTCGCCGCTTTGTAAGCCTCCACAACCGCCGGAGTCCACAGCGCATTCGCGATATTCACCACCTCGGTCGGCTGACCTTCCAGCGAATCACCGGGATTCAGCGTATACTGCGAGGTAATCTCAGAACCGACAACCGCGCCGTTGCTGTCGTAATCAACTCCGGTCGTAACGAACAGCGAGTTGTTCTGGTTTACCTGCACTGCGACAATGTTGACTGGTACGATCATTGGATGGTGGGTTTGAGGTTGGCGTTGTAAGCGGTAATCGCGGCAGGAGTCCAGACGGCGTTGGCAATCGCGACAACCTGCTCAGGCTGACCCGTAAGGTCTGAGCCGGGAGGCAAGCAGTAGCGGCGGAATGTGGAGGCTTTGACAACCTCTCCATCGACGATCTGGTCCGACAGTCGAACCTGAAGCGTCGTGTTGGGAAGAACCTCGCAAAGCGAGAAAATGGTGCGTTCTGTTAGCATAGGATTAGGTGACGGTGTAGGTCATGGTGAAAATAATTTCACTGTTGTTTGCGAAATCGGCATCAGTAAGACTGCTTACAACACCAGCATTTGTTGATTCCCTTAGAGGAATCGTAAATGTTCCCACATTTGAATACCCCATCGGAAAATCAGCAAACGTGATTTGAGCCAAATAGATGGAAAGACCTCCGTAACTATTGATTAAAAAAGGAAGCCCCGTTATCAGTGCATTACCAGTCGCGGAACCTTTATTAGACAACGCAAGATATCCAGTAACAGTAACCTGTCTTCCTATCTTAGTGTATTTTCCGTCATTTGCATTTGTGGTTATCCCAGTCGAAGCACCACCAAACTCCAGTCCAACCGTCCACACCCCCTCCTCGTAATCGGCCAGTAGCTCGGAGGTTCCGGTTCCAGCAGTCGCGGAGAAGTCGATGCCTTTGCCGGATGTGCCTATCACTAGGTTTCCGGTGTTTATCTTAACATCGCCAGCACCAGTGGCTGCAATCTCCATCCGCGTTGTGCTGTTATTGTTAACTAAATAGATGGGAGTCGTTGTGTCGTTAGCGTCAGGTCCAAATTTAGCAAAAACACCGGGAGCGTATTTAATCGAACACGTTCCGTTTGCACCAGAGGCACCAACATACATTCCAAGATTCACAAATCCAGTTGCAGATGTGTTCTCAAAGAGGTTTTCAGCATACGCAGCGGCGGCTGTTTTTGCTGTATGAAGTGTTGCAGCCGGTGTCGCCGTACCAATACCCACCCGATTGTTCGTCGTGTCCACCTTTAACACGTTCGTGTCCACCGTCAGATCGCCGGTGATGGTGGCGGAACCAGCGGTGACGAGTCCGGTGACAGTCAATGCTCCACTCGCGGTTGGTGAAGACGAGAGGATGTTGTTTACGCTGATCTTCTTGGTGGTGCCGGATGCTGCCATCGTCGTGTCAGAGACATCGACCACCGGAAACATATCGTTGACTGGATCGGCAGCAGTCAGTGCCGTTAGTGCTGTAATTTTAGAGTCTGCCATAGGTCAGTTGGATTGAATTGCGAGTTTAAAGAGGTCTTCCTGTTGCAGAAAACCAGCGTCTTCACGCAACAGAGAATCGAAAGTGCCAAAGGTGATGACGATCTTTCCGGTGCCGTCTTCTTGCAGCACAAAGAACTCGTCCTCTTGCAGAACATCTCGACGCAGCACAGGCGCATCAGTGCCACCGGCTTGACCGGAGAACAACCGATTGAGTGCTATGCCGATTGAGATCATTAGGCTCTGGCGTTAAACGCTACAACAGAACCGGATGAGATTTGAAAGCCAGTGATGTTGCCGACAAGCGGGAATCCAGCGGGAATGGTCTTGGAGGTCCAAGTGCCGGATATTCCAAAGCCAGTGATGCTAGTAAACACCGTTGGCTCAACGGGAATCAAACCAGACCACGCTCCGGTCTGAGCGGCGGTGCTAGTGATGAGCGCGAAGCCCTCGCGGCCCATTGAATATTCAGTCGAAATGTCTGCTTGGACGGCCATAAAATTGTGTTTCGGTTAAAGGGGAGGCTGTCAGCGTATCCAACAGCCTCCCCAGTTTTGGTTTGTTAACCCTTACGAATCTTCGGTGCTAAGGCTCCTTGTACCCACAAGATGAGCTTGCCTCCTTCAGGAACAGAAACAGTGTTGAAATTAGTGCGCTGGAGAGTCGCATCAATTTCGGGACCAGCCAGCAATTTAGTTTTGCCGGTCTTGTCCACTGCTATGGTTGTTGCAATACGCATATCCTAAAGGATTAAGCGGTGATCAGAACCTCAGCTTGCGTAGTATCCGCAGCAGCCGCACCGAACATGATATCATACGATGCCATGTGAGCGCGGGTAGAACGGGAATACCACACAGTAAGCAACACAGACAGACCGTTGCTCAACTCGACAGTGCGCTGCTCAACAAACTCACCAGCGATCATTCCAACCGGCAGACCGCTCGCAACCGCAATAGCGTCCTGACCGCAGACGAAGCCAGCAGTGTTGGCGATAGCACCAGTGTAGTCGTTCTGCTCGAGGATGTTGGTGAATCCAAAGTAGCCATTGTTCAACGGGCCATAGCGGCTGTCAGGGAAGGGATTCGTACCGGCGGCGGCCGTGAGTTGACCGGAGAACATGAGGCGAGCCAAGTGTCCACCGTCCAACAGAAGCAGCTTCTGCCGATAATTCTTAGCCAAAGCCAAGATCGCAGGGAGGTCGCTAGAATCAAAGTTGGCAGCAGTACCGATAACAGTACCAGCACCAAACAGAGCGGCAGTCATCTGAGCGGTGACCTTCTTGCTAATGGCAAGAGCGAAGATTTCAGCAGAACCAATCGCCAAATCGCTGATAGCAAAACCCTGATTTAGTTCCTGCTGAGTGACAGTGAAGCTTTTGGTGATCTGATTAACAGTCACCGAGGTAGCGGCAAGAACGGAGTTATTAACAGCCGAATCTTCAAAGTTGGTAGCGTTATCAACCGCAGCATCTCCACTGGTGAACTTCTTAACTTGGACAGTAGCGCGGGGACGCAAGTTATCCAAGCCAACATTGCGAGTGAAACCAGCGATCATCGCCAGCTTAGTGGTAGCAACAGTGATGACAGCGTCTGCGAGATAATCGACAACCAAGCCAGCCGCGAACGTGTTGTTTTGAGGAGCCAGCATTGCGCCCTGACGCATCAACTCGCTGTGGTTCTCAATCAAGAAACGCTGACGCTCTGCACCAGCGCGGAGACTCTTGTGCTTCTCCAGCAGCGGGTTGCCCAAGTTCTGAATCACGGGACGAACCGGATCAGGAGCGGGAGCGGCGGTGGGCGACTTAATGGAAGCCTCCAAAGCGGAAAGCTTTGCCATGATAGTAGCGAGATCAACGGAAGCGGCAGGAGCAGCCGCAGCCGTCACAGTAGTGGAATCGGACATATTTGTGTCGGGTTGTTGTGTTGGTTGCGGCGTGGAGTCCACGCCATTTTTGC